TGATTGAAGAAACAGTATTTACAAGATCAGAAGCAGTTAAAAAATTTATATTTGTTGGATCTTGTTGAGACCACGCATTCACTTGAAAGGTAGTTTCATACTGCTGCGTTTCTGTATGAACTTCCTGAGAATTTATCGGGTCCCAAATATTTGTTCTTTTTAAAAATCCATATCGTTTATCAAATAATTTATAGAAATAAACTGATGGCGGTGAATTCGCGCCTTGCTGAACTGGCTGATAAGATTGATTTAAATTAACTCCAGTGAATCCATTTGCAATTAATCCTGACGAAATAATTGGATAAAATAATTGGATCAATTGATTGTCTAACATTAATCTGGCACTCCTATACAGAGCACACCTTTCCATTTGTCAGCAGAAAACCAATCATTATTAGATTGGCACTGATATTCTTTTCCATAAGCTACAATTTTATCTCCAGCTACATCTCTATCTAAACTAAAAATGTCATTCAATGTGTAAAATGTATAGTATGATTTTGATAAATCCAAACCATATTGCTGATAAAAATTTCTTGGTACAGGTTGAAAACTTCCCCTGATTGTAATGGGATCTGCATAAATAGAAACAAACATACCGATTGCATTCGTACTTCTAGATAAGTACTGGTAGTAATCAACCGGCTGCTTTGCTATTACTGTCAGCGCCTGTTTAAGTAGATTTGATCCAGGTATCATTTATCTTCTACTACACTAGTCAGTGAGTTCAAAAGTATCTTACTATCTATAAGAGGCTTAGATAAAAGACCTAAGGTAGTCTTGTCTGCTTTTTTGGATAGTCTTGCATCTATAGTGCTCTGCTTTAGAGGGGGAGACTGCAGTGTTCTTATTGTTTCTCTTATATCTCCTGCTGCTCTTTGTCCTATCGCATCTAAAACTTTTTCGATACTTCCACCATTATCTAAAATTCCTTTTATTAGCTGCTCAGAAATATTCTTCCATTCATTTTGTTTCGCAGACACTGTTGGACGCATCGTTGGACGGGGAGGAATATTCTTCTCTGGCACTCCATATTCTTGTATGGTTGCCACATATGCAACTTGTGTCCCATCCGCATATTTAGCACCTTTAAACCAACCAACTTTCCCAACTTTTTTATTCTTATCTAAATCTTTTATCGCTTTATAAAAATTTTCACCTTGTGGTGTAATTTTTCTTTCTACTTTCAAAATATGCCACCAACTTTTCTAAAACCTGCGCGCTCAGGAAGTCCACCAATATATAAACCACCCACAGAAATACTTTGCAAAAGTGCATATAATTGCTGACCATATGGAGTCAAGCTTAACCACCATTGCCATTGATTCTTTAATGGGGGTGGAGTAAGTCCTACAGTAATTTTGTCAATAGTTGCATTTTGTATTAAACCAGGAACTTGACCTGCTGCAATCAAATCCGAAAGTGCAGTTAAATGCGCGGTCATTAATGTCAATGCTAGATAACGACAATCTCCATTTAACCAACCGTAATTTGCGTTGGCAATATAGCAGGTAGCATTATCGAAGTTCATTTGTAAAGTTGCGTCTGGATATGTTACCGTATTGCTAAAAGTAGGATATGAAACGCGAAAAGCAGATACATCAAAAACGTAATCTCCCATCAAATATGTCCAGGAATAGCACCTACTGGACCAAGCTGAGTACGTCCATCTGCAGGATAATCTGCGTGAGTAAGAGGCTTAGACTTATCACCTTTCTCTAAACTTTTTACTGCTTTTTCAACTTCGATTTTTTTATTATCAATGCGTAAAAATCCGCCTTCAACATGCGCTTTAAAAATGGAATTTTCTTGTAGAAAAGTAAGTTCTTCATCAGTCACTTCAGTCACGACTCCTTGAGGAGTCACAAAAGATTTGCTAGCGACATTCGCACCACCTTTTATAGTAATGCCACGGATTGGAATTACTAGATCTCCCTGTCCATTTTTTTCATAAAGTGTGTATTTTGTATCAGCAGAAAGTGTAGAGTATATGTATGGCATATATTATATTCCTGTTAGTCTGTATACAGCGTAAGGACGTTTACAAATAACACCAGCAGTTGCATTCGTATATCCTTCCTGATAACCCTTTACTAATTTTTGCACGCCTTGTACTTGAAATTTGGCTGGGACTACTTGCATAAAAGTTCTACCATCATCAGTAGACATGTCATTTATGCGATCAGCATATAAATAAGCAACATTTTGGCCACCATTTGCAGCAGTAAGATTAGGGGCAGATACTACACGTATGCGCGGATAAGTTTTAGTCATCCAATCGCGTACAGAAATACCAAAATCTGTCGTAGTAGAAAGATAATCAACATCGACAGTAGCTAAAGCTAAAGTCATATCTACTGACTCAGGATCAACATTGTCTTGCGATGAGAAACGAACTCCAACAATCATAGAACGAATGTCAGCTTGTATTTCTGCAAAAGTTTTTCGTGCCCATGATGCAGAGCCGGAAGCACCATTCGCTGCAGTTACATAAGCAGGAAGCTGAGGGAAATTTAAGAAACCATAAGTGGCATTCAAGCCACCATTGAAACCAACAAAGCCAACAGAATTTCTTTGGATTTCTAAAGCAAGTGCTGCAGATTCTCTTTTTGATGCACCTGAATTTACATTGATTCGTGATGCACGAGCTTCTTCAAGATTAGAAACCATCATACCTTCTTCGAATCTTACGACTGTATAAGGAATGAAATTCGTATTCCATGAAGCTAAAGGAAGATTAGTATAATCACCATAAGGAACAGAAGTTCCGACGAGTTCCATACCACTTAAAACTATCTGTTCGTCTTCCCATGATCCTAAAGTTGCTATACCAACTAAGTCATCGATTTTTCTTGCAGCTGTGATAATGTGAACAAACCCCGGCAACCAATTTTGTAAAAATTGTATCGGAGTTGTGATGCTTGCAGTTGTTATTAATGGCTGCAAATTATCCATTGCATGCATTAATTGATACGTAGAATTTTTATCTATATTAATTCCATAAGTTCTTAAACTATCGAAATTTTCTTCATTGACGAATTTTTTTACATCAAAATTTTGTATCGCACGCACATTTCTAGCAGCGATGTAAGAGTGTTCTTGTAACATGAGTTATACCCCTTATGGCACAGTAGTGACGCGGATGACAGATAGACCAGCAGATGCTGTAGAATATGGCTCTACAAGAGCGTATCCATTAGAGAATCCACTTGGAATTGATGCTCCAGGAGCAATGGTTGCTAATGCCCCAGTGGAATTATTAAAGACCACTAGATCGCCTACGGCAGCTACAGCTGGCAATGCAACAATTATGAGACCCATATTCAGAAATTCAGCTGTCAAATAATTTGATACAGTCAAAGTAGGTTGAAGTGGAGTTCCACCAGAAGGTCCTGGACTCGCATATGCTTTTGGATTTACCAAATAACCCGCAAACACATTTGCGCCGCCCACATTTCCTGCGGTCACTACACCTTGTAATCCGGAAACAAAAGTGTATGCATACCCGACAACATTTGGGATGGCATTTGAAGTGAGAATGAAAGATTGAACACGTCGAGGAGAATCATCATATAATTCCCCTATGACACCAAAACCCTGATTAAAAGCGACTATACCTTGTGGGAATGCCATTGTTATTTTGCTCCATTTAAGTAAGCGGTAATCTGATTTGTATTGCTCTTTCTGAAACTTGTATCCATCGTAGCAACAGCAGAAATACTTTTTTTACCTTTTAAATACGCTTTTAAAACGCTGAGTTCTTCACCTTTATGACAAGATAAGCTGAGTTTTCTAATGCCATATTTAGCAATTTCTTTTAGACTTTTATCAGCATGATCAAAAGTTCCTATGTGCTGAGATAAATCTTCAACCAAGGAATTAACTTGGGACATTTCAGAACGAATTTGCTTGAACGCATTTTGCCGATAGGTACGAAACTCTTTTCTCAAAGCAGCATCCATACCTTCCTTCTTTTCTTCCTCTTCATCGCCACCTTCTAGCATCTTTTCAGCGGCGTCTTCTTTATCACCTTTGGTAGGACCAGCTTTTTCTTCATCTAAGATAGGCTCTTCCATATCTTCATCATAAAGCTCTTTTTTCTGCTCGCGCTCTTCCTCATCTTCATCACCTTCCATCTTCATAAGGCGTGCTTCGAGCATCTCTATCTTTTCTAGAAGTGCTTCAAGAGACATCTCATCTTTTGTATCTTTTTCTTTTTCCATCTCCATCTTTAACCCCTTTGTGTCAAAAGTGAACTTAAATTGATCCAAAACAGCGACATCATGACCGCTACGGCCCTCATCGACTAACGCCAAATGATTGCCCCTAATTTTCCTCTGAATAGCATCATATTTCTGGCCATTAAAAACGCCCTTGACTAAATCATACACACACCTATATCCAATTGAAAGCTCTTTTTTTCCATTTTGAATAGTTTCGTGCATTAATTCTGAGAATATTTTCAGGTTCCCTTTCAGAAATCCATCCTCGAAATAAACTTCTTCACCTATTACACCGTGTATTCCCTTGTCTTCTGGAGGCATAAGGCCTTCATCAGACGACCCAAGCATGACATGCTCATCTATCCATGGAAGCAGCTTGAAAGATTCGATGCAATCCAGATCAGATAATTCATCTTCGGGACGGTAAACATTATAGATTTGATTTGGATCAAGTTTTGGGCTGATCTGTGCTCCGGAATAAGGGAATACGCCTACTTTCGAAATTGGATTGCCTTTAATCTCAATGAAATTATTGATGTCAGCTTTTCTATTAGAATTTTCTTCTTCTGAATCTTCACCTGATTTACTATATGCAATAGCTGCAGCTTGTTTTTCTCCATAACCAGAATTTATTAATTCACCGATATTTTTCGATATTGTTTTCTCACTACTGCCTGATTTAAGTGGCATACTGTCCTCCTGGTTCTAATTCAAATTGAAAAATCGGTTTCATGGTGCACCCGCAATTTACAGCCTGCCCGGGGATTCCGATCTCTCCTGTGCGCTCATCTATCACAGGCAAGTCATCAAAACTGAAAATCTTCCCATTCATTGCGATATGATTTTTTCTTGGTTTTTGTCCACCCCCAGAATGTAACCACATGAAATTTTTTATACCTACGTCCATCATGCGTTGTTGATTGACGGTGTTATATGCTTTACGTGTTTGATCATCCGCGATATTTTTTACGCGTCTTTCGGTGATGCCTTCATATTTCGAAAGTGTTTTTTGTAGGAGTTGAATATTTCCGCCAGACGTGATTGCACGCATTACTGTTCCCGTAATTTTTTGCATGTATTCATCAGGAATAGATTTTATCAATCCAATATTTTCTGCGATTGCAGCTTTGGCAACTTCTCGAATATTTTTAGGAATAAAACTTGAGGTGAGCGTTACATCTACGCTCATTGATTTTAGGCTACGTCTGAGACTTTTATTGCTGGCAACAAGTTCACTTTTAACCATCTGCTCTGCATAATCTTTAGAGTGTGATGCAAATGTCTTCTGCCATTTGTTAGTGAGTTTGTTCATCAATATACGAGACATACTAGATATACTTTCATCCATTGCAGATAAATATTCTTGCTCGTCTTTGAATTCTTCGGCTGCATTACTTTTGAATAATGATAGAACTTTTTTTGTAACTTCTCTGGTCATTCTATCCGTTAGTGATCGAAGTTTCTTGCGATAGAGCATCTGTCTTTTAGCATCATAAGCTAAGCGTGTACCTTCGATAATTTTAGATTTCTTTTTCTTCTGGATCATTCTCAACTTCGTTAGAAAAGTCTAATTCTATTTCTTCATTTTCATCTTCTATAGACAGTCCATTATATCCGCTGTCAGGATCACTGATCAGACGCTGTCTACTATCCATACCATCTATAGCACCAATACTCGCTAATACAGCATCAGTATCTGCAGACATTTTTTTAATTTCTGCTTCTTCTTTTGCTGTCAAAGAATTTAAGGCATGCCAATGAATGCAAGTAGAAAATGTCTCTATTCCAAATCTTGGCGCTATTTCAGACTTAATTACGAGCAAATGATGGCGTTGCAATAGAGGTGTTAAATCATGCGCCTGTATACTTTCTAGTTCTTCGTGATAGCTTGCTTCTTCATATGTACCCGCTGCATTAAAACCTTTAGGAGATGTTCCCATAAGCTTAACAATAGGCACATTTGCAGCAGCAGCTACGATTTGATATTGCGTCATGATCACAGCATCTAAATCTGCTAGAGATGTATCAAACTGCTTCATGTCTTCAGTGAGACCGATCGTTTTTATTCCATAGTTATCGCGATTAAAAACCCATTGTTCTATTTTAGTTTCGAAGTCACCCTGATGAGCAAGGGCTTGATCAATATCAATCTGAAGTACATCTGTTCTTTTTGTCATTGCCAATTGCGGAGCTTCATTTGCAGTACGTTCTGCAGCATATACACGCTCATAAATCTTTTGTGGAATCGGCACTCCACCATAAAAATAACTAGGCTTTAATACATCAGCTACTTCACTTGTTTTCATGATAATCAAATGTGATCTATGAATACGAACTGCATTTACGCGCCACCATGTTGGCTCATAGAAATAAATTGATGCTGGGTTTGCAGAAGCTTCCGCATCAAGTTCTGGCGTAATCCAATATGGATCGACTTGAGAAATTCCACGATAACTTCCCTTCTTCACTCCATCAATATTAAATGGCTTTTCATAATATTTAGGATCATTACTATCAACCAAAAATAATGCAATTCTTATTCCATAAATTCTTCCGAATCTAACAAATTGCACCATGTTTTCATTGAGACGATAGTTAACATCCGCTTGACGAAGTGCATCTAAAATTTCTTCTGACACTTCTATACCATCATTAACCGTGATCTCATATCCTTTTCTAATCGCATCTTTTGCTGGGGTGGTACATGCTTTATCTACAAGCCAATGCTGCGCAAGAATAGCAGCGAACTGATAACCTATAAATCCTTGTCTTGAGTACCAATCCAATAAAGCTATAGGGGCATTAGGCTGGGATAATTGGAAGGCTGCATTAAGACCATCCATTGCAAAAGCATTACCATCTTTGTCAACGGGCACTGGAGCTTTTACTGGAAAACATCTTTCATGTATGTCAGATAGAGATATCTGCTTTCTATAAAAAAGATCTTGCGAAATATCTGTAGAAAATATTCCACGTGGAACACTTTTCTCAGTTTGTTTTTTTTCTTCTACTTTTTTTTCTTTTTTATAGAAAAATTTAATTATTTTTTTAACCACTGAAAAACCCCTTAGGTATTCTTCTTATCGGCGCAAAAGCTATCATCAGTGAATCTGCGAGGTTAGGAGACATACTATTTTCTGGTGACTTATTTATAATAATTTGCCCAGAATTATTTGTTGTAAAAGTTGGTTGAGAAAGTTCTACAATTAATTTTGAAATCTCCAAATTGTAACTGGAAATAGAAATTATATTTTCGGGATCATATTCAAGTCCATGCACTACTGCTCTGTGCGTCTCTTGAAATCGTGATCGAAGAGACCACCATGCCTGAGCTTTTGCATTAGCAAAAAAATCTTTGTTCAATCGACCTGGAATCATTTCTTTTTCTGGATCAACAACTGAGCCAGAACCACGAAAAGGTGAAACATAAATTTTATATTTCATTTTTTCAATTATATTTTTCGCATCACCTCTAACCCCCGCACCTAGACCATCAGCATCATAGTCAAGAAGTTCATATGCTTTTGTCTTGCATAGCATCAAAGCTTTTTCTACAGTACGATATATATCTCCACCCACACCCGACCAGCTCTCTATACGATCTGCTAGAATGCCATGGCGGAAACAAATGGCGTTCTTATCTCTTCCTTCATCAGCTACATCTAGTCCAGCTTTTTTTATACCAGTGATATCTAGCTTTAGCTTCACATGTGCATCGATTGCAGACTGCACCCATGCGCTTGGTATAAGTACACCTTCTATAGATGCGGCGTAGTCAAGATCAAGCTCTTGCGCTATCACGACAGGATCAGCAATATCCTTACACTTCTTTATATACCACTCTTCATCTCTACGCGGATCATCACGCCAGTGAAAAGTGAAGACATCGATCTCTTTAGAGAAACGTTTGCGGGCAAAAGGATTATTCATGCCATTAGGTGTAGAGATATCTATACGGCAGTCAGTAGTAGCAGATAAAGAAGCTTCTATAAGATGAGGTCTCGACAAGTGAGCTGACTCATCCAGAAACTCTATACTGGTACGATCTCCTCGCCCTATACTGTCACCTGCTTCGCCTGTGATGATGCAAGACGTATGAGGGAACTTTATCCTCATAAAAGGAGCATCACGTTTTCGATCCCATCCAGGTCTAAATTCTTTTGGCAGAAGTGACACAAACTCACGTATCTTATAGAACAGGCTTTTTGGATCGTCATTCCTATCGACGTATTCTTCTTTTCTGGATCCAAAGCCTATATTCAGATTGTCATGGAAAAGGCATAGCGTTGCCGCTACTGAGCATGAAAGCCAGCTCAAGCCCATGTCTCTGGACTTTTCGGTGATTCCTGGACGGCGATTCTTCCAGTGATCCATTAGCCAATGCACCCACTCTTCCTGCTTAGGAAAAAGTATAAAAGGCACAATAGCGGGGAGGCCTATAGCCACATGCCTCGGATCATAAGTGCATCCCCAATCAATTATAAACTGTGCTGGATCGTTTTTGTAGTGATTTTTTAGAATATTGATGTTATCTGGATCGGATCGTAATTTTCTTAGCCGATCAGCGCGCCACTCAAAGACCTCTAGATAGTCGGGATGCTTAAAGTCGAAAGGGAAAGGGATGGGCATAAGGTCAGTTCATGAGCTCCTGATATTTTTTAGATGCTTCGATAGGATCAGATGTGAGTTCTCTTATAGACATCACTGCTTTCGCTGGCTCTATGATCTCCATCGTAGATTTTGGCTTACCATATACACGATCTAGTAAAGCTTCTAGCACTGTGATGCGACCCTTATTGATATCAGTACATATAGCTGATGCCAGCACTACTTCCAAGCAACTACTGTCAGGATCGCTAGTGATAATCTTAAGACTATCCTTGCTCATACTTAGGAAAGTAGTCATCGTCTTAAGGATATCTGCTAAAGAGAAATCGATATTTAGTTCTTTAAGGATAGTTTTCCCAAGTTTTGGTCGCCCAGTCGGATTTCTTGACTCTCCTTTTTTGATCCGTCTTGAGATAACATTATGTGGATTTCCCATTAAATATCTCTTTTTATTATTAAATTGATTCTATTTATATCACACAAGATCAAAAAAGAGAAATTTATTTGATCCGATATGGACTTGACAGTGAGTTATCCATATAAGATAATGGTGGAGGAGAAGTGAAATGATTTATATATATAGACATATAATTAAAGGTTATACCATTAGAGGCTTTATATATCAGGGCTTTTATAAAAATATGATGGATATGGCGTTGTTATTTCCTGGTCATTTTTATATGGAGAGTAGAATCATTGGTAAAAATAAAGAAGCAGATGTTTGGTCTACAGTCATGCATAGATATACAATAAAAATAAATAATTTTATTTTTAAATGTCCCCATTCAGGGATAAATGCTGTTGCAAAAATACCTAGACATTTTGAACTCATAGAGAGTAGCAAACAATGCCATCATTTATAGACTTGAAAGACCAAAAATTTGGAGATGATCTAAATATTTCTAGTGATCAAGAGAGACTAGAAAAAGATGTGAAAATTATGAGAATTGAAGTAATAGAAATGAAGGAAATATTGAAAAGTATTTTGGCAATGATGCAGGAAATGAAGGATTCTATAAAGATTGTAAATGTAGAATAAAAAAACCCGTTAGAATTTCAGCAACTCTAACGGGAAAGGAAGTAAAAACCAATAGCACACATTCTATATTTTATAGAAGATTACGATAAAGTCAAGGATATATTATGAGTGATGATAAAAAAGAAAAGATGATAGCAGCTCATAAGATTGCAAATGAAAAATGGGCACGAAGACTTAAAGAAGAAGGATATGTAATCTTACAGACACGCATCCTTCCTAAATATAAACAGCAGATAAAAGACTACATAAAAAAATTACATGTTGAAAAAAATTAAATTTCTTTATTTTTAGATGAGTAATCTTTCATAATTTTATCTAATATATTTTCTATTTCATAGATTTTATATTTTACTTGTTTTCGTTCTTTTGTCATATAGATATACATTATTATAGAGGATAATAAATATCCGATTGAAAATGCTAGAATATAATTAAGCATCTTTCTCCCCAACTGGTTGATTTTTATTTACTTTATCTTTATCCTCCAGATAACTAATTTTTACTTTCATATTATTTACCTCCTTATTTAACCACATGATATTACCTTCTACTGCCTTTATATGATCTCGAGATATCAATAAAATTGATTCATTATAATCACATATTTTGTTCATCCATTTTATGGCTAGCCATATAAAAACCAAAGTAGAAACCGTCGCAATCCATTCCAATATATATAATGTCATAGATTTTTCTTCATCAATCTTTTTTTCATAAGTGGCCAGAACATCCATGAAAAAAGTATTCCAAATACACATGAAAATGCTAGAACAGTAATTTCTTGTTCACCCCACAGTTTTGGATTGAAAGTATACATGAATCCTATGACAGCATAAGATGCAATCAGACAATATAGACTAGTAGCAAACATATAATTAATTAATGTTATTTTTTTCTTGCTCATGCTTAGCTCCTTTTAAGTTTAAAAAAATTGTAAATTTTTTCCATCAATGATGGCGTTCCGCTCTAAATTTTGGCGTCCATTTTTCTACGGTGGGCATCCAAGAGTCTTGTATCGACCTCCACTCGCTTTCCTGGCGCGCTATAAAATTTGTTTTGAATTTTTCTGCGCTTACAGTTTCCCAGATATCTTCTTCCAGATCTGGGCAAAGCATCTGTCTCCATGACGATACGATCTTCACTACATAGTCACCTTTTCTCAATACAAAATACCGTCCATCTATATGCCGAAATACGCCATCTCCATCAAGCAATATAAAGCCATGACTTTTTACACACTTTTTTATTCTGCTCCTTGCCTGATCATATCCTCTTACAAAATTAATTACGTCTAGATCATTGAACTCATATCTGAGCGATCTATAAATCGGCGACGGATATTCACTCTCTGTAATCTTGCGTGTGTAAATCATTTTTTACTCATATTATTAATAAAGTTTTTTATTTCTTCCACTTTCCAAAGCGCACTCCTCTGTCCAGTAGGGGTGTAGGGCTTAGGAATTATTCCTTCAGCAATTCCTTTATAAAAAGCAGCCCTAGACATTCGCAAGATCCTTATAACTTCTTCCGCTTTCAAAAAAATTTTGCCTTCAAAAATATTATTTATATCACTCTCCATAACCATTCCCCCATATATTAAAAAGTCTTAATGGACACTAATCTAACTTGTAAAATACTTAAAGTCAAGTTATTCTACAAATAACAGTAT